AACGACTTTTGCAGGGCAGGAATCTTTGAACCGAGCCCGCCCGCCGCCGCGCCTTGGATAAGTTTGGTCCTATCAATGGATCCGTCCGCGCCCACTGCGGCGGAATACAAGGCGTTCATCTTGCTCGTGTCATCAAGCCCGCGCTGATGCTCTTGCAACTGCAAATCGCCCAGCCTGTTCCGCTGGACGGCGCCTTGCAACTCGTAGGCTTGCGCCATGTTCGCCAGCGCATTGACCGGCTTCGGCTGCTGGATCTGGCTGTAAATGCTCGCGTCGATTGGCATGATTTATTCCCAGAGCTTTGCGATGTCGGAATTGCTTTGCGTTCCCCAGGTCGGTTGCGCGTTGGGGCCGATGCGGTTGAGCAGGCTGTTTTGGAAGTTCTGCTGCTGGTAGTTGTTCACGCCGTTGGACAGCGCATTCGTCCACCCGTTGGCGCTTGCGATCCCGGCCGCGCCTTGGGCGTTGGCGTTCGACGTGATGGTGTTGCCCACGTTCGTCGCGTAGTTCATCCCCGAGGCGCCGAGCGTGTTGGCGGCGATCTGTCCCGAGCCCGACAGGCTCAGCAGAGGATTGATCTTTGCGGCGTTGGAAACCTGGAAGCGGTCGAACGCGCCAGCGGCCTTCGTGGTGCCGTAGTCATTGCCGAAGCGGGTTGCAGCCTTGATTGCGGCGCCGGACTGATACCCGCCACGCGCTGCCGCTTGACGGTCGAGACTCTGCTGCCCTTGGTCGAGGCCGAACTGCAAGCCGTTCCGGTAAACGACATCGTTGTCGAGGTCGGCTTGCCCAAAGGTCCGGGTCAGCGCTCCATAGTTCGGGTCGGCCTCCGCCGCCTGCTGGGTCTGAACTTGGGTGGCCTGCTGGGCCTGAAGCTGGCGCTGGTACTCGGCTTCAATGTCCGCGTCGATGTTGGCGGATGAACCGCCGCCGCTCGTGGGCGGAACTGCCGTGGGCACGCCGTCAATCGTCTCCAACCGGTAGCCCTTGGGAATGTCCATGGGCTGGCCGTTCCACATGACGGTTTCAGTGCCGAGGTCTTGCCAGTTCGTGGTCGCGGCAGGAGCCGTGTTGTAACGGCCACTCTGCATGAGCTGCGCGCGAATGGCTTCGCGGTCAATGGCTGCGGGAGCGGCGGCGCCCGTGGTGCCCGTGCCGCCACCCAAGCCGAGGCCGTACAACAGCTTGTTCCGGGCCATGTTGCCCGCATCGAGCGCCGGCTGCTGCAATGCTACTTGCTTGTCGAACATTTCCTTTTGCAGGGCGTTCGATTCGCGTGTGCCTTGGGCCTGCTGGTCGGCAGCTTTTCCGGCCGCGTTCGACGCCATTGCGCCAGTTGCCAGCGCCGTGCCCCCCGCGACCAATCCGCCGAAAGCAGCGGCTGAAAGTCCAAATGTCATGATTTCTCCAGTAGGAGTTGTGCGTTTTCAGCGCCGCCAAGGAGTTGCGCGCTGTTGGATTCGGTTAATTCAGAAACCAGCGCGTCCAGGTCGGTCGTGCTGGTCAGGTGGATCGTCTTGAGGACGGTCGTTTCCATGGTCGTGATGGCGCGTTTGATGCCGGGCTTGGAAACCACGGCAAAGGGGGCGCGAATCTCTTTCACGCCCTGGTCCGTCGTCAGCAGACAATGGCCTTGCGTGATCAACGTCACATGCTCCGTTTTGTGCACGGCTCCGGTCGCCACGACACCGACAGGGACGGTCATGGTGCGGATGTAGACGCCTGGGTAGAACTCATGCTCTACAGGGCAATCAACCTGCGGCAAATGCTGCACCAATGTCTCAAGCCTCTCAACCCGAGCGCGCATCGGCGGCGGCTTCGGCGTGAGGCTGACGCGGTAGCTGATCATGATGGTGAGCCAGCACCATCAACCCACGCATGAGGCGGCGCGATGTTCAGAGCCGAGCAGTACACAGGCTTGCTCAGCGTCGTGTCGAAGTACCGGCGACCAATCCAACAGCCACGACCAGGGCGCGAGGCCGTTGGGCCCGCCTGCTGGGCCGCACTGCAAATGCGATGAATGCGCGCGAACCACTGCCCAAAGGGGACGGTCAGGCGGCGTCCTTCATCAACCACTTCGGCGTTGGACGGGAGGGCAAATTCAGCGTCCATATTCACCCCACGCTGCGCGGAAAACGATCTTGACGGGGTCAGTCACGCGCACCTTGAAGAGCCAATCCCGCGAGCGGCCGAGCCTGTTCCACGTCGCCCGTCGCAAGTACTGCCCGATCTTGCCCATGGGGCGCCACAGTTCATCGCCCCACGTGTGCCCGCCATCCCGGCTGATCTGGAGCATGATTTGCGGGTCGGAGCCCTGCCCCAAGTTCAATCCGACGCCGGACTCAATGTCCATCCACAGCTTGGCAAAGCGGGAGTAATCGCCTGTCGCTTGGTGGCGGCAAATCATCTGCCTGGGGATCGTGGCGCCATCGTCGGTGAAGGTTTCCTCATCGAGGATGTACACCTTGCCGTTCGCATAGTCCGTGAGGTAGGCGCGGTCCTGATGATTGATCTGGATTTCGGCGCGGTGCCGTGCATCGTCAAGGCCGACGCGGGACCATGCGTTTGAAAGACCGTCGTACAGCCAGGATTCCCCGGCGCCGTTGTTGGCGGATGGGAAGTTGATTTGATAGAAGGAATGACCCCCGAGAAGGTAGCTGTACGCGGTCGCGTTGCTCACTGCCGGGTAGCTGTTGATGACGTGATCCAGCTCGGGGTTCGATACCGGGGTGGCCGTGTACCCCGCCAGCGCGCAAACCTGCACCTGGCCGAGCCTGTTCTTGCTGAGGAACATCAAAGCGCCGTTGAACTTGGTCAGGGACTCGCGAGCGGCAAGCCCGAACTCAACAGCAGACGCGCCGACCCGAGCCAGAGGGAAATCGCCAGCGCCTGAATCGCTCCAGAACTCCGTTGTTACCGAGCCGAACAGGACAAGTTGCCCGTTCTCGGGGATGAGGTTCTCCAGGTTGTCGGGATCGCCTTCAGCCGTCGCATAGTCCAGCGCCGGCCACACAAGCCCGTCGTACAGGTTTGAGAGGGCAAATTGTCCCGTCCCCGTCCGCAGGCCCACGAAGTAGCCATTCATGAACCGGACAATGCTGGTCGGCTCGAATTCAGGATCTGTGATCTGCGCCCACACCAGCGTGACCGTGTTCCAGATATACCCGTAGGTTCCGTCCACGATGCACAGTTGCACGCCGTTGTCTGCGATGGAAACCCGCCCACCAGAGGTCAGCATCGTCCCGAGAGCGGTCTGCGTGCCGTCGTTGGCCTCGCGCCAGAACGTGTCACGGTTGACGAAATACTTGAAGTCGCCCTTTGAGTAGGCGCCGCGGTGAGGGCTGGCCCCGTAGTTCGTGGTCGTCAGCAAGCCGGGGGTGCCATAGACAGCGAGCGTGTTGGTCTCGGGGTCTTGCTGCAACTCGACGTACAGGTTTAGCCTCTCCTGGGCGTTGACGTTGACGGACTTGCCGACGTTGCCAATGCCAAAGAGCGGGACGGGCTTGAACATCAGGCAAGCCTCTGCTGAACGGCGTTGCCGATGCGGTAGAAGCCGTACAGGGGGATGCCACCGGCTGCGGCTGCGACGTCGTTGGCGAAGGGGAACAAGGCCCCCGTCAAGGGCAGGAGCGGGCCAAGCTGCTGAAGCGCCGCCTCGACATCATCCCCGAGCCCGAACCCTCCCTCATCCGACACCAGCACATTGACTGCCTGGGCGGTCGGGATCACAGCCGGGAAAATACAGCCGTCGTAGCAGCAGTTGCAGCAAAGCGAGTAGGTGTGCGGGAACGGCGATTCGATGTAGCCATAGGCCACCGTCGTCGTTACCCCGGCAATGTCAACCGCCAGGCGGTACGGCGTCCGGCCCACGCAGGAAACGGTGAACTGTGAGCCGATGGGGAAGTAGGCGCCGCCACCCGTCGAGAGTTGGGGGTTCGTCGTCACGATGGGCGTTGTGTCCCCGTCGTGCGCGTAGACGGTCAGGTTGATCGTCATGTCGTCGCCCGGCGTGAACGTCAGATTTCGCTCCAGACTTCCATCGAGGGCAACAACAATGTCCATCAGAAATACTCCGTCTGGGTGGGGCCGGAGGCGGGCAGGTTCGCCGCCTCTTGAAATTGGGCCAAGCCCTGCAAGTACCACTCGGTCTTTGCAGCGACTTGGAAGTCATCAGCCGCCATGAATGCGGCCATGAGGACGTAGGGCTCTTCCGCGTAGTCGGGAATGTTGGCCAGCGTCCATCGAAGCAGGCGCTTGACCTTCAACGAGGCGTGAACGGCCCGAATCTTTTCAGCGGCTTTTTGCAGGTCGGCCGCGTCGGGTGTTTCGTCCGCTCCCAGCACTTGCATCTTTTGCATCGCCCTGATCGCCAGGTCCGTTACTGTTGCCATGGTTGGGCTCCTGGGTGGTGGGCTCGATATGCTCGGCTTCGGCTTGCTTCAGAGCGGGCGCGAGCAGTTGCGTGAACTCCGTCTTGACGACGGCGTCTTCCGCTTGGTCAGCAGGGTCTTCGCGCCACTCGAAGTGCGGGTGCTTGCTGAGCTTGACCTTGCCGAGCGCACTCTTTACCGTGACCCACTCGCCGCGCGGGAAGTCCTGGCCGTACATGGAAAGGGTGTCGTGGCTCTCGCCCGGCACGCCTGTGAATTTGGCTTTCATCTGAAAGACGGGCGAGGTTTCCCCCGCCCGTTCCTTTAGTTGTTCAGCGGGACGTAGGTCACGATGATGGTGATCGTGACGGCGGCGGTAGCGCCGAGGCCGGTGATCCGCACGTCTACCGTGTCGTTTTCCGTCAGGGCCAGCGGTTGAGCGGTAGCGGCGCTCATACGCACGACGCCGCCCGTCACCGCAGCAGCGGCCACGACAAAATAGTCCGTGTCACCGCCGTAGCCGACTTCAAAGGCGCCGGATGCGCCAAGGCCGGAGTGAACCACGGTCACGTCGGTGATCATCGAGCCCTTTTGGATGAGGGCCGACTGGATCACGTCGTTGAGCGGAGGCGCCACGGTCGTGATGACGCGCGACACGGTGACTTTGGACGATTGCCCGTCGCCCACACCAGCCATCGCATAGATGGCGTCGCTGGAGATCTTGAGAGCTTGTTGGATTGCCATTTCAGTTTCTCCTTGTGGTTACGCGTCAGCCACGGCAGCGGTGAACAGGGTGTAGACACCTTGTTGAACCAGCGTGGTGCGGTCGTCGGCGCCCGTGCCGAACATGAGCTTCTCGATGCCCCGGATTTCCTGCACGCCTGCGCCATGGCGGAAGCCGTAGTCGCGAACGTCGGTCGTGGTCTTCAGGCGTTGAGCCCATGCAACACCCAGAGCTTGAGCGCCGCACAGGAAGTTGAAGCCCACGTCGATTGCACCCGTGCCCGCGCCGGCCAGGATGCCGCCGACTTGTCCGATGGAGGTGGAAGAGGCAACGCGCGGGAGGCCCATTTCGGGGATTTCACGCACGATCACACCGTCCCACACCAGCGAGCCGCCCGTGAAGAGCGGGTTCGTCTCGACACCGCGCACGCGCGCATCGCGGTTGGCTTGCGTCACGACCGGGTCGTTGGCGAAGTCACGGAACGACAGCGGGTTGGCGAACAGCACGAACCACTCTTCGTCTTCCTCGCGGGTGCGAGTCGGCGTGATGCGCGGGCTGGCCATCTGTGCGCGGCGCTTGGCGAGCGACACGGTAGCGGCACTGAGCTTGTCGGCTGTGTTGTCGATGGTCGCCAGGGCCGTTGC